TTGACGGTGTACTATAAGTATTATTTGAGCCGGTGTCAACATTTCCGTAAATAGGAATTGTTGTTATATTTCCTAGTGTTAAAGTGCCAGAGAGACCCTCTAAACCTATTATATCAGCAGGAGTTATTGATCCCACAGCAGAGGATATAGATTGTCCTGATACTCCCATAACATCTGCAGGTGATATTGATCCTACTGACATTGTAGAAGATATACCTGTAGGTATGACTATAGGATTAGATGTTACTACGGTAGATCCTAAAGAAGATGAAATAGATTGAGATTCTAAACCTACAATTTGATCTGATATTGTAGCAAAAGATCCAACAGATGACGTTATAGATTGTCCTGATATTCCTATTGCATCAGAGGCTGTTAAAGAACCAACACTAAATGTAGACTCTTGACCAGTTAGTCCCATTACATCTGCAGGAGCTATAGAACCAACGCTAGGTGTAGCCTCTTGACCAGTTAATCCCACAACATCTGCAGGGCTTATTGATCCAACACTAAAGCTAGAACTTACACCTGTAGGAGTTACTAGGTTATTTACAGATGAACCATAAGGTTCTTCGCCCCATCCATTTCTACCCCAACCAACTAAGGTTCCGACACTTGTTATCTCACCTAAAGTCAATGTTATTTCACCAGGTGAGGATATACCAACCACATCTGCTGGAGAAATTTCTCCGAGTGATGAAGTTATAGATTGACCTGTTAATTCTACTTGCTGAATATCGCCTGCATCAACAGTTCCTAAAGATGATGATATAGATATTCCACCAACCTCTACAGTGTAAGCTACACCCCATCCTGAATTACCCCATGCTTGTCTACCCCAACCAGCAAAGTTAAATCCGTCAGCGTTTCCAAGAGAAGAAGTTATAGAGAATCCTGTTGGAGAAACTATGGTTTCTGCATCAGCGGTTGCACTTCCTTGTAGTGCATCCATTTGTTGAGGCATTGTAACATCTACAGGTATTTGTTGTGAAGCTGTAACACTTCCAACTGAAGATGTTATTGATTGACCAGATGGTTCAACAGAATATTCAACTCCCCATCCAGAGTTACCCCAAGTTTGTCTTCCCCAACCTTCAACGTTAAAAGCTGATTCATCTCCTAATTCAGAGGTTATAGAAAGACCTGTTAAAGAAACAGCTACTACTTCAGATTGCCATGTATTGGCGCCCCAAGTGTTATTGCCCCAGGTTGATGCCATAAGGAAGGCCTCCTTATGCTAGTCTTATGATCGCGTTAGAAGCGTCTGCTGTAGGAAATTGAATAGTGAAAGTTCCACTAGTTACGGTTTTATCAGCACCAAATGCAATCACTGCAACAGCGTCAGTTGTGCTTGAACCACCGTCTGTTGTCGTATTGTAAATTAATGCACCGTTAGCTGTGAAAGAAGCTGATGTAAATGATACATCAGAAAAATCTGTAAATGCTGTTGTTGAAGATAAAGAAACTCCAGAATTTGTTAAAGTAGCACCACCAGCTGTGTAAGCAGTTCCTGATGAATTAGTTATTTCATTAGAAGTAGAGTAGTCTTCAGTGGATGCACCTAAAGATGCTGAACTAGTAAATAAAGCTATTTTAAAAGTGTGTCCACCAGATGCTTGAAAATCGTGTTTACCTTTTAAGAGGTCTCTTTTAAAAGTCGATGTTATTGCCGATGTAATTGCCATATTTGTCTCCTATTATGGGTTTGCTGAGTTTATTGGTATTCGAACAGTGCCATCAGTGTAGTCGTCTCTTCTTCGTCTTCCAACTTGCTCGTTAGCAAACTTCTGTATTTCTGTTCTATACTTTTGCTCGTATAATGTCAACATATCTGCTGGGCCTTTTAAAAAGCCATAAGTCTCTG